GTCCATATACTGGTCAAAATCCAAGAGATTATGTGGGGGATGTTGAAAAAATCAAATACAAAGTAACTCCAGATGAAGTTATTATGGGTATTGATTATGAAATGAAAAAATTAGTATTGAAAGATAAGCAAATAGCCAAACAAAACGTCGTGAATAATCTAAAAAAAGATCCTCAATACTATAGTAAACTTCATATGTTAGATATTGAAGATGGTGAAGAAAACAAAGAACCTGAAGATTTTAGAACTCCACAAGAAAAAGCTATAGCTGAAATAATGAGGGATTTACACGAAAAGAAGAAACAACGTAGAAATTGGAGTTAATATTTATTATATATGAGAAATTTTGCTAAAGACGGTCCTCCTAAATACCGTAAACCAGAACCACTTCATAAAGGGTGGCATTATATCGGCGATGGTAGATTTCACGATCCGAGTTTAGGAAGTGACCCAATGAGAGGTCGTAGATGGATGATTGACCCAGGCGCAGGAAGCGGTAAAAGCTTTGAAAAATTTCAACAAGGAATGAAGAATGATTAACAATTTAGTAAAATTACCAGGCGGAGTTGGAGATAAATCTACAACCGATCAAGTTAATCCAACCCAATTAAGTATTGGTATACAAATTGAAATGGAACATACCAATGATTTAGATATTGCAAAAGAAATTGCTATGGATCATTTAACTGAAGATCCTGAGTATTATACAAAATTAGTTAATGCGGGATTGGCTAAGGAATTTCAAGCAGTTACTGGTTCTGGTATTGGCGATCCAACTACTAGTTTAAATGATCCTTCTAGAATTGGTTCCGGTGGATTAAAGAAAGGAAATATGCACGGAAAAATTGGAAATACTTCAGATGGTCAAGTTGATGGAAGACGTAGTGCGCCGGTTGTAAACAAGACTATTGATATCGAACTTGAAGAACAAGTATTTAGTAGCTTAGAGGAAGCTATGTTAGACGAAAAGAAAAGAAGAAAATCTGGTAAAGGTAAAAGAAAACCAAAACCAACAAATCCCGCTTTATGGGCTAGAGCCAAATCCGCAGCAAGATCTAAATTTGATGTTTATCCCAGCGCTTATGCTAATGGGTGGGCTGCAAAATGGTATAAGAGTAAAGGAGGTGGTTGGAGAATGAGTGAAGCTTATCCAGCTCAAGCTATGGAAAGTCCATACCCATCAGACGGAACAATGATTGGATCTGGTACAAATGGTAGTGGATATGATTTTGTCGGATATGCAGAAAGCAAACAAACTATGAATAAACAACAACTAAAAGAAGTTATCAAACGAATGATTCATGAAATTGAACAAGACGATGTTAATGTGGACGCAGAAAAAGAATCTGTAACTATTACATTGGATCGTGAACTTGCTCGAAAACTTCATAATCTATTAATGACACAACTAACTCCTCCTGGAGAGGATGTTGATCAAACTCCAGCTGGCCCAGAAGATGCAAATTCTGTAGTACCTGCTGAGGATGATGTAGAAGCTAAAGCTGCTAATATGAGCAGCGATCAATTGCCAATTAACGCGGGGGAAGAAAGTGAAGAAGCCGTTGACGATGTTACATCCGATGAATCAGATTCAATGGATGAAGCTAAAAAGAAATGGATACAAAAAGCCATTAGTAAACCTGGTGCTTTAAAAAAGCAACTTGGTGTATCCGCTGACAAAAAAATTCCAGCCGGTAAATTAGCTGCCGCTGCAAAAAAGGGTGGTAAAGTTGGTCAACGTGCTAGACTAGCAATGACACTTAGTAAGTTAAAGAAAAAGTAATATAATTTTATGCCTCTTTTCAAGATTAGACGCACAGGACAATTGGGGTTTTTCTCTGATAAAGCAAGACCCTCACCTGACATGTATAATGATAAGTCTTATTATTTCTTACAAATAGTAGATCCTATCAATACTGATTGGGATATCGCTACATTACCACGTTATTATAAGTTTACTGGTGATCAAGCTAGATATTCTGCGTCTGAGTTGTTACCAATACAAACCAAAGACTTGAAAAAGGCACAAAAGAATAATACATTAGATAAATTAATGGAACCCGAAACAATTAACGAATCAGCTGAGATGGCTCAAAGCGATGTTACAAAAATCATCGACTATAGTGAAAAACTACAATCGATGTTTGATGTAAATGATAACTTAGAAGATTGGGTAAAAGCTAAGTTGAACCATGCTTGTGATTATGTAGCTACAGTAAGAGATTATTTGAAGTTTTATCGGGATGAAAGGGAAGCTGGTACTACTGACGATCAGATAGATGAAAAATGGACAAATAAGTATAAAAAGAGTATCGATTGTAGTAACGCAAAAGGTTTTAGTCAGAAAGCACACTGTAAAGCTAGAAGACTAAGACAAGCTGGTAAACATACACAAAGTAAACCAGTAAGAGAAATATATGAAGCTGTGGTGCGTCATATGTTAAAAGAATTTAATAGCAGTATGGCTATGGGTGCTTTGAAACAACTTAACAGTGATGCTAAAGAATTAGAAACAATGTTACAACCAAACTCTGAGTTGGAGGATTGGGTAAAAGCTAAGTTAAACTTAGCCGGTGAATATTTGGATGATGTTTATCATCATCTAGATCATTTTGGTCCACAAGGCAGAAAGTTTGATGAAGTAAAAGTTGCTCACGATCTTGAAGAAGGTTGGAAAGACTGGGTTGCTGCTGGAGCAATTGGATTGGGTGCAATGTCCGGTAAAGTCGATGCGTCTAAAATGAAACCCACAGATCAATCCGCTATAACACAAAGTGTGCAAAAATCCGTTGGATCTTTTATGGACTACATTAAGAAAGTAGAAAATCAAGGCAAAGTAGGATACAATTCTGAAAAGAAACTTTGGTTTCCACACAAAAGTTTCGAGGGTGGAAGTGATACCATTGGATATGGTCATAAAATACAAAAAGGAGAAGACTTTAGTAAAGGTATAACAGACGCTCAAGCTGAATCTCTATTAAAGACAGATTTGGCAAAAGCAAAACAACAAGTTTATAAAGAACTAGGTAGTGTTAAATTAACTCCTCAACAAGAAGAAATGTTTGTTGACTTTGTATTCAATATGGGTACATTGAAGAAATTTCCTAAGTTTACCGAATTTGCATTGAAAAATGACTTGGAAGGTATGAAAAGTCAGTATAAAAGATATGCGGGGGGTAAAGAACTAAAAGGTAGAAACTCAGAATTCTTGAAAAGGTTTTTATCTGAGTACTTTGGTTTTACAACTTATTTCTGAGTTATGAATGAATGGCCAACAGTGCCTATGGGCAACTTACAAGCTATGATGGTAATGCGTCAACAGAGTGCGCCTGTATCATCTATTAACAGCTTTGATCCATATCAAGCTATGTTGAGACGTAAACAGTCAAATGTGTCTGATGATAGTGGATATATTAATGCCGATGTGCAAAAGTATGATCCTAAAGATATTCAAGCATTAGAAGAGTTTTGTCAACAATATGGTATAATGGGATTCAACTTTGGTAGAATGAATCCTAAATCTGCGTTACAGATGTTAAAAAATAAAATGGGTGTTGTAGAAAAGATAAATAATAAAAAAATGTTATTGGATTGATTGTTCTGTAATTATTGGGGATGAGTGTTTTATTAATTGAAAAGAAAACAAACCCATTATTAATACGGTTTAAAATAGAATCTTCTTTAAAAGAAGAACCCGCTTTATTTATTTGGGAAGATCCAGTTTCAAAAAATATAAGACATATAGATGAGATTTCTTTAAGTAGTAACCTTGAATATTATTCGTGTATAAATAAAAATTTATCATATTTTGAAAATGGAATTAGATTTACGATTGTTTCTTTAAAAGATTATAAGTGTTTATATAGTTACGAGTTTAAAAACTTAAATTTTATATCGGGTAAAAACATTTTATATATATCGCAGAATAATTATAGTGGATATAGTTATGCTGCTAGAAATTATATCTATCAATTATTACAAGCTGGTTATAATGTACACTGGTCTGATAAGTTCACAACATCAAATTTTTATAAACCAGTTAATAAAGAAGAACAATTGGTATTTAATTGTTTAAATAACAAGATAGATTTTGATTCTGTTATTATTCATCATACACCCGAAGCTTGGAAGCCTATTTTTGATCAAATTCCCAGAGGAAGAAAAGTTTACGGATTAACGACTTGGGAAACTACAAGATTACATCCTATGTGGGTAAATTTTATTAATAATAGTGTAGATGAAGTAATTGTGCCGTCTAAGTTTAATATGGAAACATTTAAACAAAGTAGTGTAAATAAACCAGTGAACTTATGGTATCATGATATATTTCCATTTCAAAAAACAAACGTTAATTCGATTGATTTGTATAATAAATTTGTTCTTTTTAATGGCACGGAATTTACAAATAATCCGATGTTAATTAAAAATTTAATAGAACAAAATACAGTCTATTATAACATATCCCAGTTTAATTATAGAAAAAATTTAACTCAAGTTATTAGTTCATTTTGTAAGAAATTTACTAGTAGAGATAATGTTTGTTTGTTTATTAAAACGTACATAGAACAGTTTAGTAAAAAAGAAACTGATGTTTTAAAGTATAAAATAGTTGAATTGACCCGACAATTTAAAGATTTGCCTAAAATTATATTTTGTTTTGAAAATTTAAATAATGATGAAATTAATACTATTCATAAACTCGGAGATGTATATTTTACATTGAATCGTGGAGAAGGATTTGGTTTATGTACATATACAGCGAAGAAGATTGGTAATAGAATTATATGTGGGAAGTTTGGAGCCGAAAAAGAATTTTTGGATTATAATGATTTGTTATTAGATTATGAATTAGGATCATCTGACCATTTGGATGATTTTAATAAATTTTACATTGGTCATGGACAACAATGTGCATTTTATAATACAGATTATGTAGTTTCAAAATTGCAATATTATCCAAAGACCCTTAAAGTATAAAATAAAAACCCCCTCTTACGAGGGGTTTGTTTTTACTGTTCTAAACTAAACTTTACTTTTTTTAATTCAGGCGGTAATAGTTCATCCAATGGTTCCAGACAGTTGACACAATATGGTATATTAATTGGTACCAATGCGTCTTTATCTGTACCAGCTAGGATTTTACTTACTTTTCTAAACATAACACCGTTTTGAAAAACAGCGCCTTGACATTCAGTACATTGTACCGATTGTGTATCTTTCAATCCAAAATTAACATTTGGGGTTTGATTCATTCCTTGTATTTTGTTGTTAAACATAATTTATATTCCTTTTCTTTTTTTGTAATCTTCTAATGCTGCATTAAGTGCCTCGGAGGCTAAAACTGAACAATGAATTTTTACCGGTGGTAAACCACCCAACGCTTCTACTATATTATCATTACTAAAGTTTTTTTCAAGTTCATCTATTGTTCTACCTTTTATTAATTCTGTAGCCATAGATGAAGCTGCAATAGCACTACCACATCCAAATGTCTTAAATCTAGCATCTATAACACGTTTGGTTGTTTCATCTATTTTGAGACTAATTTTCATGATATCCCCACAAGCAGCTGCGCCAACTTCGCCAACAGCATCGGCTTCTTTAATATCACCCATATTACGTGGGTTTATAAAATGATCCATTACTGTTTCGTTATATAATGTGTAGGATTCACTCATAGTCCGATTTGTTTAAGATCGTTTTTGACCATCTTATCAACAAGTTGTTCAAATGAAGTTTCTGGTTTCCATCCCAATTCTTTTCTAGCTTTAGTACTGTCTCCCAACAACAAGTCTACTTCAGCAGGTCTATAAAATTTAGGATTAATCTTTACTAATACAGAAGATACCGGTTCATATTTGATAGCATCTTTTGTAGTAATACTAAACTCGGCTGATTCAGCCTCTCCATGCCATCCGCCATCAATATCAGCGGCTTTAAATGCATACCATACAAATTCTGCGATGGTATGTGTTTCGTTGCTTGAAAGTACATATTCATTGGGATGCGTTTGATTTAACATTTTCCAAATACCGTCTACAAAGTCTTCAGCATCACTCCAGTCTCTTTTAGCTTTAACATTACCCAATTCAATTGGTTGAAATGATTTACCTTCAGATATTGCTTTTTTGATTCTAGCCACCCCCTTGGTAATCTTACGAGTGACAAATTCTTCTCCTCTTCTGGTACCTTCGTGATTAAACAACAAACCTTGTACCGCATACAAATTATAACTTTCTCTATACACTTTAACCAGTTGTCTAACAGCTGATTTGCTTGCTCCATATGGACTACGAGGTTTGGATGGATGATTTTCATCTTGCGGTACATAAGCTACATTGCCATATTCTTCAGATGAACCAGCATTATAGAATCTACAAGTTGGTTTATGTTGACGGATAGCTTCTAAAATATGAATTACACTAGTAGTATTACATTCCCAAGTCTGCACTGGAAAGTCCCAGCTACTACCAACAAATGTTTGTGCTGCCAAATTAATAAAGTACTCTGGTTTTAGCTTTTCTACAATTTTGCTAATACTATGTGCATCGCTCAAATCAAAGTTAACTAATTTAAATCTATCGTTGTATTCTAAATGTCGAATATTTTCGTGATTTTTAATACTTAGTCTTCTGGCACCTCCCACTACAAAACAGTCTGTGTTTTTAAGTAGGTAATCGACCATAAAACTTCCGTCTTGTCCAGTTACGCCTGTAACAAATACAACTTTTTTTCCTTTAATAAAAGGTTCAATATCATTAATATTTAGTATGTCCATAAAAAATTTCATTCCTCTTCGTCAATATCATCTTCATCTAAATAGTCATCTGGAGGTTCTTGGTTAATATTATATTTTTGTTTGAATCGTTGCATATCGTCATTTGATATTTTTAATAGATGAAGAAGTGCTTGTACAAAAAATATAACGTGTTCTTTTGTGAATTTATGACTATTACAATATGATGCAACTTTATTGGATAAATTTAATATTTTGACTTGAACTTTTTTGTTTATACGAATCTCTTTTCCTGAATATTCATTATTATAAATCAAGCCTGGTATTTCATTTTCATCCAAAAATTTTTTGGTTTTTATTTTAACTGCTTTATTTATTTCTCTTTCTAGTATATTTGGATCACTAAATTTAGATTCTAATTTTTTACGAATGTCTTTTATTTGTGATGGTTTTATTTTTCTAGCAATATTAAACGAAACTAATACTCCATGTTTAGACAATAAATGATGATGAGTGTTCATTTATAATTAAATATAATCAAAAACGTTGTTTCAATATTTTTTTGCTATCTTGTAAAATATCTGGATCGAATACTTTTGGACCTTTACTAATATATCCCTTACCACTTGTAAATGTGCAGTTATAGCATAACATACGAATGTTTTCTATTTTATGGTTTTTATTATTACCGTCGTCAAAGTTTAACAACAATGGAATCTTACCATCGGTAAATCTACGTTCATGAAAACCACACTGTTCACATTCTGCTTTTTTAATACCACTTCTAATAAGTTTATCTTTTAGTCTATGAATTGGAAAGTCTGGATGTTTACCGCCGAGAATATCGTTGATCGGATACTTTCCAACGTGTGGATTACTTAAACTTCTAGGAGCAGTTTTTCCTTTTACAATTGGCCATCCTTTTGTTTTATGAATGCCATATTTTTTTGCATAATTTTTATATGTATTATAACTAACCCCCAACAATCTAGCTGCAAATTTTGCTGAGGGAGTTCTTTCTTGAGCCTCACGTATTTCAGATTCAGTTATGGGTCTACTGAATCTACCCATATTTGATCGTTTAGGATATATTTGATCAGCAAATTGCTTTTCTAAATGTGGAATAGAAACGCCTTTATTACGTAATTCTTTAAATTCCTCAAGTTCTTTTCGAACATCTTGACCGATTTCACTTAAAGACAAAAGCTTTTCAACTTTGACTTTTAAAGCATCAAGTTCTTCTAACTTTTTAGCAATCTGTTGTTGATCAAATATATTATCCATTAGTATTTAGATGAAGATAATGGTTCTATTGCTAGATCTACTTCTGTAGAAGCATAAAATACTTTGCGCAACGTTTCGGCTCGACTTGGAAATCCAGCGTTTAAAAGTACCTTGTATGTATTAACAATTTTTTCTTTGCTGTTTTTACGTTTTAAACTTTTAACAAACATGATAGGATTAACAAGAAAATCTTCATCGGGTTGCAGTGATTGAATCTTTCGTTCAATACATCTAGTACACGCTTCAATGTGTGGATCGTCAAAGATTTCTTCATTTACACTAACGGTCATAGACCAGTTAGCTGATTTTACTGTGTATTTATTATTTTCTTTAGACATAATTCATATCTCCATCGTTAAGTAAATCCAAGTTAGCTAACTTTTGATTTACACTGTTACATACTTTTTCTTCGACTGTGCCTGACACAAACACAATCTTCTGTATACTTTTACTTTTTGCACTATCACGCCATACTCTACCCGTTGCTTGTCTCATATTGACAGCTGAGTAAGATGGACTGATCAAAGCCAAACGAGGATACTTACCAGTAACATCGTGTAAACTCAGACCAGCACCACCAGCAGCGAGATTTATCAATATAACCCTTTGTTTATCTGCCTGAAAATCATCTATACTTTGTTGACGAGTCTTTGCATATTTTGCTTCACCGTTAACAATACACTTAGTATTCAATCGTTGACTAAGTGCTTCAATAGTCTCTGAGAAATTACAGAACACAACAACACTCATATTGTTTTCGAGAGCTTCTTCTACCATTTCAACAAACAATGGTACTTTGATCATTTCTACTTTTTGTCTAGCCCTCAATATTGCTGTTAGTTCACTGCTCTTTTTATCTTTCTTGAGTAATTTTTCAATCTTTAACAACTCAAGTTGCATTTCTGCATAAGCTGAATTGATCTTATCTTGGTCTTCTTTATCCATTTCATAACATTCGGCAATAATTTGACTTTCTGGGAAGTTAGGAATGGAATCACGATTGAGACGAACACCTCTGTTAACAAATATGTCATTGCTTAGTTTCTTTAAAGCATCTGTATTACCACGAAATTCTAATCCAAATCTACCTTTAGTAACACCATGTGCATATGCCCATTCATAATACTGTTTGTTGTTCTTGAACAATTGAATACACTGTCCCACAGTACGCAGTTCAAGTGGATTAGTAGCCATAGTAGCACTACAAAACAACATTTTGTAACCTTGTTTGAGAGCTGCCATACACATCTCACTGTTCTTGGTCTTAGCATTCTTTAGTTTTTGTGCTTCATCCCAAACAATAAGAGTGTTTTTAGGTATTTTCCAGACGAATTCTTTACGATGGGTATCTCTACGTTTTACATATGATGCAAACATACTATCTGATTTGCCTGTACGTAAAGTTTCGTAATTAACGATGCCTACACATTTACCCCACAGTTTAAAGTGATTTTTAATAACACGTTTCCAACTTTCTTTAACTGCTTTAGGACATACAATCATGATGTCCATATTTAATTCTCTAGCAACACCACATGCATTATATGTTTTGCCAACGCCAACATCACTTCCATCTACTGCAGCCCCCCACTTTTTAATTGAAGATACTATCTTACTTACTGCTCCAACTTGCCACGGACGCAATCCATCTGGAGTTTTGACTTCGTATAATGGAAGCGTTTCATCTGCCTTTTGTTTGGGTTTTTTGGGATCTTTGAATAACGTTGGATTATCATTGATTTGTGTTAGAACCCAGTTTTGTTCTCTTTTAACGACTCCATAACCTTTACTTTTCAATGTCAGTTTGTTTACTTTCCAGTAAGCAAAGAATTGGTTTAAATAAATGGGGTCAATTACCCATTCACGTTGAAAAGTTACATCGCCGTTTTTTTCGATCTGAACTGGATCTGACCACTTGATATCCAAGTTAATCATAAACTTAATCGCCCATTTCTTTACGATATTTCAAATTTCTAGCCAACTCATGTATGTTGGTTCGAACCATTCTGCCATCTTTCTTTAGTGCGCCTACTTCGAAGTATTCGCCCATCATAGCAGTAAAATTTACTCCTTGACGATCATCGAATCCATGTCCTAGACTTTCCATCTCAAACATTAGTTCTTTGCGGGTTTTACGAAGTTTGGTAAGACATAGATTCTCCAAATAACTAACGACATCATTTGGATCATCGAATGTGATTACTTTGTCTATTGTTGTATCTTTGATATAGTAACTCATATATTTCTTATAGTACTATATAACTATGTAACGATCAACTACTTTAAATATTATATTATTCGTTAGAAGAAATCGGTACAGACG